GGGTATTACAGGACAAGACGGTTCTTATCTCGCAGATCTTCTTATCGAAAAAGGATATGAAGTTCATGGCATCATTCGTCGTTCTTCTTCTTTCAACACGGCAAGAATAGAACACCTGATGGGTAATGAGAAGTTATTTCTCCATTACGGAGATCTGACTGATTACAACACAATAGCAAATCTCATTGACACACAGCATTTTGACGAAATCTACAATCTTGGTGCTCAGAGCCATGTCAAGGTTTCGTTTGATGCTCCTGTTTATACTGGACAAACTGTTGGTATTGGAACTTTGAATGTGCTTGAAGCCATTCGTCTCTACGAAAAAAGACACGGAAAGAAAGTGCGTTACTACCAAGCGTCTTCCAGCGAGATGTTCGGTAAGGTACAGGAAGTCCCACAGAAGGAAACTACACCCTTCTATCCACGATCACCGTATGGTTGTGCAAAAGTATATGCTCACTGGTTGACTGTAAACTACCGTGAATCCTATGATCTTCACGCATCCTGTGGTATTCTCTTCAATCACGAAAGTCCTCGCCGCGGTGAGACATTTGTTACAAGAAAGATTACCCGTGCAGTCGGTAGAATATACCACGGACTACAGGATAAACTGTATCTCGGTAATCTGGACGCTATGCGCGATTGGGGATTTGCTGGCGACTATGTGGAAGCGATGTGGAGAATGCTACAGCAGGATAAACCAGACGATTACATAGTTGCAACTGGTAAGATGATAAGTGTTCGAGAGTTTTGTAAGAAAGCGTTCGAACGATACAATATGAATTATGAAAAATATGTGGTAGTAGATCCAAAGTATTACAGACCTGCTGAAGTAGATCAACTACTTGGAGATCCATCAAAAGCAATTAAACAACTTAATTGGTTTCCAAAGGTGAACATAGATGGTCTTGTCAATATGATGGTAGATCACGACTTCAAGTTGGGAAGAAAAGAGTCCATAACAGCAGGTATATTATGAACAATGTTTTGGTTACAGGTGGTTATGGACTTCTAGGAAGCGAGATATTCTTTCGCTCAGGAGTCACTTTCAAACCAACAAAAGAAACACTGGACATCACCGATTATTGTGCTCTGAAGAGATATGTTCAACTCAACAGAATAACAAGAATAGTTCACTGTGCTGCTTTAGTCGGTGGGGTGAAAGCAAACAGCACAAGAAACTATGATTTCTTTGAACAAAATCTACAGATGAATATGAATGTTCTTCAGGCTTGCAAGGAGTTTTCTCTTCAAAACTCCGTGTTTCTTTTGTCGTCTTGTATCATGCCAAGTGACATTCGAACACCCTATAAGGAAAGCGATCTGCACAAGGGAGAACCACATTACACCAACTATGGTTACGCTTATGCAAAGAGAATGCTGGAAGTCGGTTCCCGTGCTCTCAAAGAACAATATGACATAGCAACAACTTGCATCATTCCTTGCAACTTGTATGGAACAAATGACAACTACAATCTCGATAGTGGTCATGTCATACCGAACCTAATACACAAATGCTATTTGGCAAAACAGAACAAAACAGATTTTATCGTCGGTGGATCGGGTGAACCAGAAAGAGAATTTATGTTCGCTACTGATCTGGCAAAAATCATAACAAGCAGTGATCTAAACAGCGATGTTATGATAGTGTCCCCAGGCACAGCACACAAGATAAAGGATATTGCGAGTATGATCGCAAACATAATGGGTTTCGATGGAAGGATTGTATATGATCGTACATATCCCGATGGCATTCTGAAGAAACCAACGAATAATGCTCTGTTTCGATATGAAAATCCATATTTTACATTTACTCCTTTGGAAAACGGATTGAAAACCACCATCGAATACTTTGTTAAAAACTACGATAAGGTGAGAAAATGAAAGTAGTCACCTTCTACACACCAGAGTACAAAAATGAAGCAGATCAACTTGTAAGTTCTGCTTACAAGTTCGGTATTGATGTCAAGGCTTACGCTAAACCAAGCAAGGGATCTTGGGTTCACAACTGCACGATGAAAGCAGAAGTCATATTGGAAGCGTTGAGCGAGTTTGGGTGCGGTGTGTTGTGGGTGGATGCAGACGCAAGATTCAGGGATGTTCCTTCTCTATTTGAACGACTGAATGCATACGACTTTGGTTGTTATTGGATTCCTGATGTATGGAACAAGAAACAAAACACTCGTCTTCGACCTTGGGGTCCAGATAGAGGAAACGAAGCACTCGCTGGCGGAACGATGTATTTCAATAATACCAGCAAAACAGTAGATCTCATAAACGATTGGAAAGAAGAAGCAACGAAGAACCCTACGGTGTGGGAACAGCAGAGTTTGCAGAAGGTGTGGGATAAACACGACAAGAATGGACTCAAGACATTCTGTTTTCCTCAGACATATTGCAGAGTATTTGATGCTCCGTGGTTTGAAGAACAGAAACCAGTTGTAATAGAGCACACACAGGCAAGTCGTAAATTGAGGAGTAAAGTAAATGTCAAATAATGAAGTATGGTTGTGTCTACCTAGTGCTAATATTGAAATGGCAAGAAAGACATTTCCTAAGTGGAGAGAGAAAGGTTATAGGATAGCCTGTATTGTTCCTGATAGATTGGCAAATGAATATACATCTTTAACAGATCTTCTTGTTCTTGAATCCGTTTTTGGTGGTTATCAAGGATGGCCTAAATCGGTAAATCATCTTTGTACTTTGTTAAAAGATAAGGATATTGTTATAGCCTGTGGTGACGATATGTACCCAGATCCTAATTATGAAGCACATCAGTTACATCTCCAATTTACGAGACATTTTGGTGGAACTCTGGGCGTAATGCAACCATACGGAGATAAGTTTGGTAGCATGGCATGTGATACTTGTGAACAAATCTGCGGCAGTGCTTGGTTGGGTAAGGAGTTTCGTAATAGAGTGAATAGAGGAAAGGGTCCTCTGTGGGAAGAATATTGGCACATGTACGCAGATACTGAACTATATCAGGTTGCTCTTAAGTACGGAAACCTGTGGATACGGGGTGATTTGTCACAATATCACGCACATAGAACTAGAGAGAAAAGTTCTTTTAGACCGAATATTCCAGCAGGAAATACTAGGCTGGCAAAAAAAATATATGATAAAAGGAAAGCAGAAGAGTTTCCAGAAAGCGAATTGATATGATTGATCTTCTCATCAAGTTTCCAACAAGATCAAGACCAAATAAATTCAAACACATATTTACAAGATATGTAAATCTTTTATCTGGTAAGAGAAAGGTTAAGTTTATTGTATCTATGGATGAAAATGATTCATCGTGCAACAATCAGAATATTCGCAATTTTTTGGAACAAATGAAGAAAAAAATAGATGTTGAATATTATTATGGTGTAAGTAAAAACAAAGTAGATGCTTGTAATAGAGATATACCACCTGATGGCTGGAAAGTGTGTATTTTAGTTTCTGATGATATGACCCCTAGAATGTCAGAATATGATGACATAATAATGACCGACATAGAAAATCATTTTCCAGATTATGATGGTTGTATAAATTACAATTGTAGTAAGGCTTATCCAGCAGTTATGGTTCTTTCTATAATAGGTAATCCTTATTACAAGAGATTTGGATACATCTATCATCCACAATATGTAAGTTTATTTTGTGACGAAGAACAAACAGTTGTTGCAAGATCTCTAAATAAGATGATAGATTTAGACAAGAAAGTAATAACTCACGATTGGCACGAAATCAAAGATGACTTAAGAAAACACACAGAGCAATTCTATCAGAGTGACAAAGTGATATTTGAAGCAAGAAAGGCAAAAGGGTTTCCAAAATGAGCATACTATGGACGATAGGTATATTGCATCTTCCAGCGAAAAGAGCGGAATGCTATGGTAAATTGATCGCTGAACTAAACAGACAGATCTCTGCTTCTAATGCAAAAGATAAGATAGAAATCATTACCGAATCCGACAATGGACAGAATTCCGTTGGTAAGAAGCGCAATAATGTAATAGACAAGGCTCGGGGAGAGTATGTGTGTTTTATTGACGATGATGATATGGTTACGGACATTTATATCTCGGAAACACTGAGAGCACTCGAAAGTAAACCAGATGTGGTTGAGTTGGTAGGCTACCTACCAAAATATGATCTTCCGTTCATTCATAATTTGAATTGCGGTGGTCATTTCAAGAAGGATGGAATTCAGTTCAGAACACCAAATCATCTTAATACAGTAAAAACAGAGATTGCTAGAAAGGTTCGCTATCCAGAGATTTCTCATGGAGAGGATCAGGACTATTCCCTTAGATTGTGGGATAGTGGTTTGATGAAGACAGAGGCTCTTGTTGGAAAGAGAATGTATGTGTATCAATTTGATTCTTCTAAATCAGAGACAGTTAAATTTATGAGGAATAATAAGTGAAGAAGATTATTTCTTATTCTTTATGGGGAGATACTCCTCTTTATACTGTTGGTGCTATTTCTAATGCAAAAATGGCACAAGAGATTTATCCAGATTGGATTTGTCGCTTCTATATTCATAGACAAAGTGTGCCTTCTTGGGTTATAGATGAATTAAAAAAACAAACTAATACGGAAATCACATTTTATGATGAAGATGTAGGTTGGGGTGGGATGTTGCATCGTTTTTATCCTGCTACAGAAGATGATGTTTCGGTAATGATTAGTAGAGATACTGATAGTAGATTGTCGATTCGAGAAAAAGCATGTGTTGATGATTGGTTAGATAATAGCACAAAAAAAGTACATACGATAAGAGATGCTTGTGTGCATCAATCACAAATGATGGGTGGACTTTGGGGTGTTAGGGATGGATATCTGAATTGGATTAAACCAAACATAGACAATATGCTAAATCGTTTGAGAGATGGTAGTGGTAGAAAGGGACTAGATCAGGACTTTTTAAATTCAACAGTATATCTGTATGCTGTTGGTGTAATTGATCAACAAATGTGCTCTGTTGATGTAAATTCATTAGAAACTATTATGGGCAAATCAATTGGAAAATATATTCCCAATATGCTCTCACACGATGATATTGCTTTTGGTAATCTCAGATTTCCTAATAATAGAAGATTGCCTCATGTTGATGAGGAAATGAGAAAAATGCCAATTTCTAGAAAATATGGGGATACCTATCCAGTGTGCCCATCCTGTGGTCTGAAACATGATAGTATTTTTATAGGTAGAGATGAATGTTTGTGGGAAGAAGAATTGTCGTATCTGCATTTGACTGATCAAGAGAAAGAAGAAAGAAAAAACATCATCAAATATTATTCTTCCTATCAGAAAAATAGAAATAAGTTTGGCTTGACAACTATTTACGAGTAAATTATGAAAAAAGTAATATCATATAGTTTATGGGGGCAAAGCCCGCAGTATACGATCAATATGATCAAAAATGTGGAATTTGCTAAACAATATTTTCCAGATTGGGTTTGTAGAATATACACAGCACCTAGCGTGCCATTAAAAATAATAAAAGAATTAAAAAATAAATGTGAATTGATAATGATGGATGAAGATGAAGGATGGAATGGTATGTTCTGGAGATTCTACACTCCATCAGATCCATCTGTAGATGTGTGTATTGTGAGAGATTGTGATAGTCATCTAAATTATAGAGATAGAGCAGCAGTTGATGCTTGGTTGAGCAGTGATAAAATGTTCCACATTATGAGAGATCATGGTTGCCATAGTGCAAAAATAATGGGGGGTATGTGGGGAGTAAAAAAAGGATTATTGAATAACATTAAAACTATGATAGATGAGTATTCTAGAAAGAAAATAAACAATAGAAAAAACATAGATCAGGAATTTTTAGCAGAAAAAATTTATCCATTAGTGAAACAACATTCCCTCGTACATGATATAAAAAACAGATATTCTGGTGAAAAAATGGAACTATTCCCAATACCAAGAAAAGATCCAAAAAGAGAATTTATAGATAAAAAAATTCTAGAATATTTAAATAGTACTATTCCATCGGAAAGACACGATTCTTATAAACAATATGATGATTATGATAACGATTATATCGGTAGAATTGAAAATTTAACACAAGAAGATTTTAAAATTTATGGACATTTATTAAATGAAATTTAAATACTTACATCATCACATGGGATTGGGTGACCATTTTTGTCTTAATGGATTGGTACATGAATTGATACAAAGATGGTCTTTAGATAAATTGTATCTTTTTTGTTGGCAACATAATCTATCTACATTACAAAAATTATACAAAAACACTGTAGTAGATTTGATACCAATAAGCGGACATTCTGATGAACAAAAACATATAGATCTGTTTTTAAAACAAAAAGGTATATCTAAAACACACAATGGCGATGTTGATTGGGAAACTGGAAACAGTGGTAGTTATTTTCAATTAGGTTTTAATTGGATGGAAACTAAATGCCATAAACAAATATCACAGAATGTGTCATGCGACCAGTGTTTTTATCTTCAGGCTAATGTTCCATATGAATATAGATTTGATAAATTTTCTTATCAAAGAGATATTCAGTTTGAGCAAAAAATTGTTCAAGAATTGAATCCAAATAAAGAAGAATATATTTTTGTTGCTATAGACGATAAAGATAGGGGAATGATAGCACCAAGTAGAAAATGTATTCTTGATAATGGGATTAAAATAATAGAAAATCCCAAACAATATAGTGTTTTAGATTTGGGACTTCTTTTAGAAAATGCAAAAGAATTACATCTTATGGAAAGTTCTATAAGATGTATGTTGGAGGCTAATATATTTGATATATCAAAACCCAAATTATATCTTCATGCTTGGAGAGGGTCTATATGGGGGAATAACAGTGTTCACTCTTGGAATTTAATATGGCAAGATTGCTCTCAACAATATTGTGATAGAAAATACCCAATGTATACTGGACAAAATGGAACTTTTAGTGATAAAGGATTTTTACTTTGAGTAGTTTGCAGATTATAAAATCACACATTTTTCGAGATAAATTTCCTTTATTGCAGACTAATCCAGGCATAGGAGATATGTTAAATTGTTACATATATGCTAGTGAACTTTTTGATAGATATGAAAAAATTAAAATTAAAGTAGACTATAATGTATTATTTTCTCTTAGAAATCAAAACCAGTATTCTGAAAAATTACATGGTTTTACAAAAAAATTGTCTGAAATTATTTTTCAAGATAATAGGTTTGAATTAGTAGATGATTGCTTACCTACTGGTTGTATAAGTACGCATGATTATCCTTTTTTATTGGGTGTTGAATTTAAACCTAAAGATCTGTCCTTTATATTGAACAATACAAACTACATACCAATAAAAGATAATTACATTGTTTTAAACACTAAAATAAGAGAATATGATAGATCTTTAAATGATAAAAATATAAAATATTTAATTGAACATCTCAATAATTATAATGGAAAAATTGTTCTTATGGGTGACAGGATAGTAGATCACTCTAGAAACATAGAATATAGATCTTATCAAAATTTAGTATATTCCATCTATGAACAAATCATTAATCAATTAGATAAAAATAAAGTAATAGATTTGACTGAAAATTTTTTAATGCACGAACCCAATATTGAAAAATTTTTAAAAGAATATAATCTAGTAAAGCGAGCAAACAGCGTAATACAGATAGGATTTAGTGGTTCTTATTTATTAAGTATGGCATTAAATACAAATACTAAAGTAGTATGTCATAATGATAATTTTATATGGATGGCTAAGATGTATTTACAAACACAAAATATAAAGAAAACATATGCAGAACTATAGATTTTATGGTCAGTTTGATCCACCTGTGGATAAAGTTTTATACGAAAGATATTTTCAAAATAAGATAAATGGTTTTTATATAGAATGTGGTGCTTTCGATGGAATCACAGAATCTTCTTGTTATTTTTTTGAAAAATATCTAGATTGGAAGGGAATAAACATAGAAGCATCAAATTCTCTTTATAATCAGTTATGCTTTTATAGACCAAATTCTATAAATTTGAATTGTGCTTTATCGGATTATGACGGAAAGATCAATTTCACTAAAACATATATGAGCGGTGGAGAATTTGGAAATGGATCTTGTAAACATTCACAACAGCATATTGATCATTTAAAACAGTTTGGTGTTACATATGAAACACAAAAAATAGATTGTATGACATATAGCAGTTTGATAAGTAAATATAATATACTTGAAGTAGATTTGTTTGTTTTAGATGTCGAGGGATTTGAGGATACCGTACTTAGTGGTATGATTTCTTGTCCAATTTTACCTAAAGTTTTCTGTATAGAACATACTAATTGTGGAAATTGGGAAACAGTTCAGAACATCTTATCTTCTTTAAATTATGTTAAAGATTATGAACTTTATGTTAATTCTTTTTATGTTAGGAACATATGAATTTGTATTTTTTAAATTCTGATGAAAAAATTTTGAGTTTATTTTTGTCTTCATGTACAGAAGAATTAACATCGTTTAGATATTTTTGTAAAAGATCTCTCGATATATACAAAAATCACATCTTATCCAAGATCATTATGCTAAATGATATTCCTATAGCGTATTTTCATTTAGAAATTGACAATAATAAATGTTGGTTCGGTGTATGTGTGAATAAAATGTATCAGGGAATAGGAGTATCTTCACTGATAATAAACTATGTAAAAGTATTCTGTACATTAAATAATATAGGTCGTATACACCTTACAGTGGATAGTGATAATACTGTTGCCATAAATGCATACAATAAACAGGGATTTACAGTTGTACAAAACAACATAAATAACATAGAAATGTGTCTAAATATTAAAGGATTCAAAAATGTCTGATACTTTTGGTGGTTTGATAGATAAACTGATTACAGTTGATATGAAAATGTGGAACAATCAAGAACTTTTATATGAAATTAGAAGAATGACATTCCAAGAATATAAACAAAAATATTTCGAAGATGAGCAGGGTGCTGTAAAACTGTGGGAATGCTTAAAAAAAGCATGTGATCTGAATATACAAAGAAATGTTTTAATAGACGAATTAGATGAAAAAGTAATACAAATTGTTACATCTGGAATCAACGGAGAAACATTAGATTCTGGGAAATATATTCAAAGAAAACACAAAACATACTAAAAATGATACCAATCTATAGACCATATCTTCCAAAAGATTCTCTAAAATATGCATACGATGCTATAGAAAGTGGTTGGATTTCTTCTATAGGTGAATATAAAAATATATCTTCCAATAAATTATGCAAAATATTAGGCGCAAAACATTGTTTATTGTTGTCAAATGGTACTGTTGCTACTCATTTGCTTATTAAAGCAATTAAATTTAAATTTCCTAATGCTAAAAAAATAATAATACCGAACAATGTTTATGTTGCCGCTTATAACTCTATTTTATTTGACAATGAGAATGAATTTGAAATCTATCCTATAGATGCAAATATAAACACTTGGAATGCAGATTATGCAAATTTACCATTCCAACCAGATGAAAATACCATATTTTTTGTTGTACACAATTTAGGCAATATTGTTAATATACCAAATCTTAAACAAAAATATCCAAAATCTATTTTTATTGAAGACAACTGTGAAGGATTGTTTGGAGAATATAATGGAATTTCCTCTGGAACTTTATCTTTTTGCTCTTCCCTTTCTTTTTTTGGAAATAAAAACATAACAACAGGAGAAGGTGGAGCAGTAATTACTAATGATACGGAACTTTTTCATTATTTAACAAAAATACAAGGACAAGGTCAAACAGAAACTAGGTTTGTACATGATGTTTTGGGTTATAATTACAGAATGACAAATGTTCATGCGGCATTATTACTTGGACAGTTGGATTTGTATGATGAAATTAAACAAAAAAAACAAAAAATATTTAAAATTTATAGAGAATGTTTAAAAGGTATAGATAAAGTTTATCCTCAAGTAGAAGAATTGGGATGTAGTCATTCTATGTGGATGTTTGGTATAAGAATAGAAGGAAATAAATCATATCAATCTTCTAAAAAGTTTTTTGATTTCAGTGGAATAGAAACTCGTCCTATGTTTTATCCAATAACGCACCATAAACATTTATTAAAATTCAAATGTCAAGACAATAATGCAAAAAAATTGAATAATGAATGTATAATTTTGCCATCTTATCCAGAATTAAAAGATATAGAATTAGAATATATTACAGATACTGTTAAAAAATTTGTAAACGAAATATAAATTATGAAATACCTAATAACAGGCGGAAATGGGTTCATCGGATCTAACGCCACTAAAACGCTCCTCGACCAAGGCCATGAAGTAGTAGTCATCGACAATCTATCGTCGGATGCACATGACACCTTTCATTACCACGATGGAGCAGAATATTACAACTACGATGTGCTCGATTATGTGATGTGTTCCGATGTGTTTAAATATCACAATCCAGATTATGTTCTTCACTTTGCCGCAGAAGCCAGAATACAGAATTGCATTCAAGATCCAACAAAAGCATATGAAACCAATCTAATTGGAACTTTGAATATGCTCGCATTATGCAAAAAGTATAATGTGAAAAGATTTGTCCTTTCCACAACATCTGCCATATACGGACTCAAAAACTCATTCTCCGAACCAAAACCTCTCAAAGAGGACATGCCACCAGATTGTTTGAATGCATATTCTCTTTCAAAGCACGCAGCAGAGCAAGCGTGTAGAATGTATTCCGATCTGTATTCGCTGTCAACTGTGTGTTTGCGATACTTCAATGTCTATGGCCCAAACCAACCAAAACGAGGTTCATATGCTCCCGTAATCGGTATATTCTCTCGTCAACTCAAGAACGGTGAAAAGATGACCATCGTTGGTGATGGAAAGCAGACGAGAGATTATGTTCATGTGGCTGATGTTGTGAATGCTAATATACTTGCAGCCACTAGCGATATTCATCTAGCGGGTGATGTCTTTAATGTAGGTTCTGGTAAGGATTATTCCGTTTTAGAACTTGCAAATATGATGAAAGGAGAGTATACTTTCCTTCCAGAGAGAGTGGGTGAAGCAAGACACACTCTGGCAGACATCACTAAAATAAAGCAATACTTCGGATGGGAACCAAAGAAATCTCTTCTTGAGTATATGGAGAACAAAGAATATGATACTTGAGAACAGTGGTTACAACATCCAAAACGAAGTAGAAAAACTGGTATTGAAGAAATACACATATATGGAAGCGGTGATCAAACTATGTGAAGATCTATCCCTAGAACCATCCTACATTGCCAAACACCTTCCGAAGCCAATCATCGAAAAACTTAGGGAAGAAGGAGAATCTATTAATCTTCTTCCCAAATCTGCTCGTCTGCCCTTCTAAATAGGAGTGTATGATAGATGGACTTAAAGGCCCATTTGAAATACCTCAAGATCCTGATGGTTTTTCCATCAGCACACTTGACCCAGACGGTTATATCTCGTATACTAAACACACACAGCGTACACATCGTACAAGGAGAAACATATGTCATTTAAAGACCTAAAGAAGAAGTCAACCGATATTTCCAAACTCACTCAAGAACTTGAGAAGATGAACAAGGGAGGCGCCGAGTCCTACAAGGATGATCGTTTCTGGCGTCCCGAACTCGACAAAGCATCAAACGGATTTGCAGTCATTCGTTTCCTTCCGCCAGTTGAAGGAGAGGAAGTACCGTGGGTACGCACTTTCAATCACGGTTTCAAGGGACCAGGTGGCTGGTTTATTGAGAACTGCCCAACCACAATCGGTAAGAAGTGCCCAATCTGCGAAGCCAACAGCGAACTCTGGAATAGTGGCAGCGACAGTAACAAGAAGATTGCCAGTGATCGCAAGCGCAAGTTGACCTATATTGCAAATATCCTTGTCGTTCAGGATCCAAAGCATCCTGAGAAAGAAGGAAAGGTCTTCCTCTTCAAGTTCGGCAAGAAGATCTTTGATAAGATTATGGAGAAGTTGCAACCAGAGAGCAACGAATACGATCCCGTGGAACCACTGAATGTTTTTGATTTCTGGGCTGGAGCCAACTTTAAGTTGCGTGTTCGTAGCGTAGCGGGTTATGTGAACTACGACAAGTCCGAATTTGATGGTCCCTCTGCGCTTCTTGGTGGAGATGATGCCAAGTTGGAGGCTCTGTGGAAGACACAACACTCACTCAAGGCTTTCACCGATCCTTCCGAGTTCAAGTCCTACGAAGAACTGAAGGCAAAGTTCGATTCAGTCAACAAGGGTTCTGCCGCTGCTCCTAAGAGCGCAGAAGATGATGAGATCGAAGAGGACGAGATCCCTGTTGCAAAGACCGTGAAGTCCAAGCCAGCACCAAAGATTCCAGAGAAGAAGCCTTCATACGATGAAGGGGCTGAAGAGGAAGATGCTCTCAGTTATTTCGAGAAACTTGCTAACGAAGAGTGATACTTTACACTATGAGCAAGAAAGAGCAGGGGAGGTTTATCCTCCCCTGTTTCTTTTATACTACCAATCTTCCTCTGTTTTCTGCGGTCATTTGTGATATGACATCGGATTCCACGCGACTGAATCTTGGAGAGTTCTGAATTGATGCGAAATCTCCACCGCCTCCTCCACCAGAATTGGAAACCATAGTTGGATTGTTGTTTACGGTTATTGGTCCACTTTGGTTGTTGGTGGACATAGTTCTTTCCAATCTGTTGAATGTTTCCTCGAACAGTGAAGCCATTATAGGTTTTCTTTGCGAAGACCACTCTGGTATTGGTTCTGCTGCTCTTGGTATGCTCTGTGTATTGTTTGTCTGATATAGACCACTTTCAGCAGAATTGGCTATACTTCTACTGATCTGTTGTATATCGCTCACGATGGATGGATTGTTGTAGATCTGTGAAGCACTTGCCAACATTGTAAACCAACTTGAATTTGGTGTCTTTGTGTCTGGTTCCAGCATCATTCTTTCTGGTGGCATAGATGCTTCAAAACCTGTTGGAGTGTTTCTCATAGTTCTGTAAACACTTTCCATAATCTCTTCTGCCGATCTTGTTTCTACTTCAACAGGTCCTGTCTCTTGTCTTCTTTCTTTTCTCATTTCATCCATAAGAGAAATGTATTTTTGGTATTCCTCTTCGTGGAATGTAAAAAGATCATTTACTTCTTTCTGTCTTGTTTGATACTCTTCGTCGGATAGACCTTTTTTGATGTCTTCTGAGAGTTGTTCTGTTGCTCTTTGCCATACAATGTAGGAAGTATCACTACGATCTTTGAGATTGGACAGTTCTATCTCTTGCTGCTTCTTTCTTTCTTCCTTTGCTTTTGGATCTTCTGGAGTAGAAACTTGAGCGGTGTTTGTTTCTGATACTGCCTTGTTGTCAGTTGGTGTAGTGGTTTCTGCAACACTTGTTGTCGATGTCTTGTTTTCTTCGATTCTTCTTTTCTGATCAACGAGAATATCTCTGGTTTTAGTATACTGTGCAAGCATCTCCTTCAATCTTGTTATTTGCTCTTTATTATTACCCTTGTTTGGGTTCTTTTCGAGCATTTCAAGATTTCTGTTGATGATGGAAATCATCTCCTCAGATTCTTTGAGTTGCTTGTTTACATTTTGTTCTATTCTTTCTTCTCTAGAAAGAGGTTTCGTTTCTTCCTTTGGTGTTTCTGCTTGTTGTGTTGTTGGTGCAGATGGAACACCGGCAGACAGATTTTCCATCTGCTTTATTATTTCTTCTCTTTCCTGTAGTTTCTTTTCTAGATTTCTTTCTAGAGTGGCCATTCTTGTACGCTTGTTTATGCCATCTCTATTGTCCTGAACCTTCTCTATGGATTGTTCTATTCTAGAAATTGCCTGTTCTGTCTTCTTGAGTTTGTCTTCTAGTTTCTTTCTTTCAACTGGATCTACTTCCACTTTTGGTGCTTCTGGAGCAACCTGTGGTGCTGTTTGTGGAGCAACTGGTTGTGGAGCAGCCTCTTCAGATATAAGTTCTTCTGCTCTTCTTTCGTTGACAGATACTTCGCTTTCTTCTGCTTTCATTTCTGTCTTGATAAGTTCGATCTGCTTCAGCAACTTATTTACAGCGTCTTTTATTTCTCTGTCTCTTCTTATGTCGTTTCTTACGGATTCTCTCTTTACTTCTTGTAGTAGTCTTTCTGCTTCTTTTGTGTTTCCTTCTGCCAATGCAATTTCATATGCAACTCTTGCGTCTACTTCTTCCTGTGTTGGTTCGTAGACATAACTACCTTGTTCTATCTGTTCCTGTTCTACTGCCTTGAGAGTTTCCTTAACATAAGTTACAAGATCTTCTTTGGACATCTTCAAAAGATCTTCATTCTTTGGTAGTGGTATTGCTGTTTGCATATCACCAAAAACAAGAGTATTTTCATTTATTGCTTGTCTTAGTTTTTCCAAGTTAGAAACCAAAGCAATAGTTGCTTCTTCTCCCACGACTTCATATTTCAGTCCGCTGGTGGGATCTATTGCTTCTGTGATGACTCTTCCTGTGTTTTCGTCTATGCTGATGTCATATTGCTTGTCGAATGAATTTTGTGGTTTTAAACTGTCTTCAAAATATTGTTGAGGATATATTTCTGTGTTTGGTATTACTATCGCAGGTTCTGCTACCAATCCACCTTCAGAGTAACCTATTACTTGTGGCAACACACCTTCGTTCATTGCATAGAGTGTGCTGAGTCCTATGGAGTTTACTGCGTCCTTGCGAATGACAAACTCACCTGGCGTGAGCATGGCTGGTACGGTGTCGTGATTGATGTGTGCTGGGCCTGGAACATAACCGCCAGAATTTCTTTGTATGGGTTCTTCTTGTATTGTATTTTCTGGTGCAGTTTCGGTGTTTCTATTCTTAAAAATTTCAATTAATTGTTTTGCACCAGTAGCACTGTCGGCAATTTCTGAATACTTATCTCTTATTTGTAGTATTTGATCTTCTTCGATTACAGAATATACATCAGAATTATTTTTTATGAATTGTTTTAAAGATTCATAAATTAATGCTTCTACTGCATCCGATGGTCCTATAGAGAAAAATCTATCGAATGTTCCTCCTCGTTCCATTATTCCTGTATCAAGTTTACCATACTGTAACCAATCTTGTTCAAAATTTCTTCTTGCTATGATAGCAGAAGGTGTAAGATTATTTTCTTGATTTGTTTCTAAAGGAGTTGTTTCTCTTACTTTAAATCGAGGGACAATCATATTGTTAGACAAAACATCGTATTCACCAGTTTGTTCTACAATATGACCATTTTTTCCTTCAGACGAAGAATTTTGTATATCTTCTAATGCTTTTGCTGAAATTATTTTTTGTATTATGGAAAGATTATTATCCGCTGTATTTGCTGATAAATATGTCTTTAGATTTTCTATCCCACCAGAAACAGGAGTCAATGTAGGAAATAATCCACTTTGATAATTTGTAAAAGCATCAAAATTGTAATCGTTTATATTGGCATTTTCTGCAATTTTACCATCTTCTTTTAGTTTGTAAAATATGTTGTTGTTTGCTTGACCTTCCATCATAGCCTGAATATCTGCTTCGCTTTCTCCTGCTGATTGATTGATAAAAAGAGGAAGCGCGGCTACTAGAGCGGTCTGTCCTGCTGCCGGAATTACTTTGTTTATCAGATAATTTGCTACTGCTGCTTCTGTCCCCGTTTCAGTCAATTTTTTAATTTTATCTTCTGTTGCTATTTTTGGATCGTTATAATATTCTGCATTGTTTGCTAATTCTATCAATCCTGCTAGACCAACGGCTATTCCTAGACCTGTTAAACCTCCAGAACCTTGAATTGCTTCTCTCACAACTGCTCCAGATCCTGTTTTTATTGCTCTTCCAACATTTGCTGTTGTTGTTTTTGGAGGAGATGATGCTCCTTTTGGTGCTTCTGTTGCTGTTGGTGCTTCTGTTGCTGTTTGTGTATCTAGTGCAGCAGGACGAACAACAGTCTTCTTTGGTGCTTCTTCTGTTGTCCCTGCTGGTTTAGCAGGTTCTGCTGGTGTCATAGCATCGGCAGTTGGTGTCTTGGGAGCACTTTCAG